AGAACGTATGCGCATCGACTCCAGCGGCAACTTGCTGGTTGGTACGACTTCGGAGATTGTTAGCGCACGGGGGCCGCTACAGACTAATACGTTAAACAGTATGGGACTTAACATAGCTAGTACTTCAAACAACGGCGGGCAGGCGGGTTGGAGTTGCAGAGCGAACAACGGCGATTCTTCTAATTACGCTATGTTTTATAACCCAAGCATTTCTGACAACGCAACTTACGTTGGATTCTGGAATGGGGTAGATAACTCGACTAGGCTTATGTCTGTTAGAGGAGGCACGGTTTACATAAGCACTTCTTCTTCCAGTGTGGGTAACACTACTGGACAGGTGGTTGGCACACAAACTTCAGACGAGCGCCTTAAAGACATAGAGCCTGATTTTAACTACGGCCTTGATTCTGTAATGGCTCTTTCACCAATAGCCTATAAGCTCAAAGGTGACGATGTCCGCAAGCTAGGCTTCGGAGCGCAGACAACTCGGGCGATTATTCCTGAAGCTGTCTACGACACTGACGAGTGCCTAGACGGGTATGACGTAGACCCCAATGACCCAATGAAGCAAACGCCTAAGTCAGACGCTACCCAACTTGCTATGGAGTACGTTCAGCTTATTCCTGTTCTTACCAAGGCAATGCAAGAGCAACAAGCAATGATCGAAGAACTCAAGGCCGAAGTAGCGGCACTCAAAGGAGCATAACAGATGTCATACACATGGAAAGTAGCAGCACTCGACTACGCAGTATCACAAGACGGAATGTCTAACGTAGTCACTAACGTCCACTGGACTTGTTCTAAAGAGGACGAGAATGGCAACTCAGGTTACTCATACGGCTCACAAGGCTTACCTGCGCCTGACCCCAGCAACTTTACAGACTGGGATAACCTAGACGAGTACACGGTTATTACGTGGGCTGTGTCTGAGATGGGAGAGGAGCAAGCTACAGCAGTGCAAGACAGCGTTGACGCGCAGATTGCAGAAAAGACTAACCCAACTAGCGGCACTGGCGTACCGTGGTAAATCTTGAGCTAACAATTGAAGAAGAGGATTAATTAATGGCAACTAAGATTATAACCAAGAACAGCCAGACGGCCTCTTCAGTACCTACAACGTCTGAGGTAGACGTAGGTGAACTGGCAGTCAACGTAGCTGACAAGCTGTTATACACACAGAATGGCTCTTCTGAAGTAGTCGCTCTTGGTGCTGAAGAGTACATTACGTCTGCTCGTGCAGCGCAGTGGGATACAGCTAGGCTCTGCACTAGGACTTGATGAGGTAGGATTGGATGAACTGTTTAAGTCGGCATCTAAGCTTTAGGAGTGGTGGTATAATGGCGGCTATTGATAATCAATGCTGGGGTTTAAATGTTTAACAAGGTAGCAAGGCTAAGCCCGGCGTTTCAGGGTTACACCCTGTATGAGTCAGGCGGTGACCTGAGAAACTTTACGACCATGCAGATTGTTAATCAAGGCGGTAACTATTCTCTTGATAATGGGTCGCCCGTTCATGACCTAGGCTCATCAACAATGCAGGCTGGCTGGGCGAATCCGGGACATTCCATTCAAGTTTACGGGTGGGATATCCGCTTTAATATCAATCTGTCGTCAATTCCAGAGAGGGCCAGGTACGGAAAGATAGGTTTTTCTGCGCCAGTATCATATGCTGCCGCCCAATTTGCACAAAGCGATCCAGATAAGGTTGGGAGAACTCAATACAGAAACTCATCTGGCTCATATGTAGATATACTGCCCGCCTATGGAATGGGGCCTGGCGAGGGCAAGTATTCTGGAGACTGTAGCTTTATAACTACTGACACGGTTAGTGATTACATTGAAAACCAGGGCGGAATTCTCCAGTTGAGGATACGCAATACCGCCACCACTTCCTCCGGTGGCTGGTATGCTATAGGAGAAATCACTGACGACATTAGAGTACAAAAAATTGAAATAGTAGGGGCATAAGATGGCCACACAGTATTACACGTTTAACCTTCCTTCAGTCGGTGGAGACGCCGACTCTTGGGGAACTCTTCTTAACGCAAACTGGCAGTCGCTTGACGGTATCTTAAATGGCACCGGCACAGCCATAAACATTGATAGCTATACTGCTGACGGCATGACGCTTACTAACGTCGCATCAGTTAGCTTCTCTGGCGACATAGCCGAGGCAGTGCATGATGCCGGGACAGACGGTACTATTGATCTTGATGCGACAAACGGAACCATCCAAACAATAGAGATGACAGATAATGTGACCATTACTTCATCGCTCGCGTCTGGGCAGTACATTACACTGCGTATAACAAGCGTTGGAACTTCAGAAGTTACGTGGCCGCCATCAATGCAGTGGATGTTTGGTCTGGCTCCAGAACTAAACTCAACAGCAACAAACTGGATTGGCGTTTGGAATGTAGGCGGAACGCTTTACGGGTCTTACACTGGGTACACCAGCTAATGCCGCTTATTAAGCTGGATATACCGGCTGGCATTTACAGCCACGGCTCCGACTTGGACTCCAAGGGGCGATGGCTGGACTCCAACTTTGTTCGGTGGACAAACAACTCCCCAGAGCCTGTTGGCGGGTGGGTTAACCTTGAAGACTCCGGTACATTCGTTCAGATCAACACAGCAATAACCGGGTTGTTTAGGGGTAGTCATGCGTGGACAACAAACGGCAACGCACCATACATGGCGCTTGGTTCGTACAACTCGCTGTACTTGCTAACTGGGACAAATGCGCTTGTTGATATAACGCCAACAGGACTTACTCCTGGACAGCAAGACGCCGGACAAAACCTTGGTTATGGGGGCGGTGTTTACGGCGATCAAAGCTACGGCGTTCCTCGCCAATCGAACTACACAATATCCGCAGCGACTACTTGGACGCTAAGCAACTTCGGTCAAAACCTTATTGCCTGCTCTGATGCAGATGGCAACATCTATGAGTTGATTATGGATGATGGCCAGGGAGGCGGCTTTCTTAACGACCAGACAGTCAATGCGACAATCATACCCAATGCACCAACAGCAAATGAGTCGATAATTGTTACGGCTGAGCGGTTTGTATTTGCCTTGGGGTCAAGAGGCAATAATGGCAGCCCACGGCTTATTCGCTGGAGCGACAGAGAAAACAGCAACCAGTGGACACCGGCGGTAACCAACCAGGCTGGTGACCTTGAACTACAAACTACTGGCGAGATTGTTTGCGCTAAGAATGTCCGTGGACGAACGATCATTCTTACAACTGACGACGCTTGGGTGGCAAACTACCAAGGCCCGCCACTGGTGTATGGATTCCAGAAGGTTGGTGACTCGTGTGGTGTTGTCGGTAAGAGTATGGCAGCCGCAGTTGGCGCTTCTGCAATATGGATGGGAGAGAGAAACTTCTTCGTGTATGACGGATCGACCGTTCGCGTATTGCAATGCGATGTGCATGACAAGGTGTTTACCGAGATGAGCACATCACGTATGAGCCACGGGTTCTGCGTTTCAAACCAAAAGTTTAACGAGGTTTGGTGGTTCTATCCCGGCGATGGCGATAATGAGAACACTCGCTACGTGGCCTATGACTACAATGAAGGGCACTGGCTTGTAGGCGCCCTCTCAAGAACCGCAGGCGTTGATTCTGGCTCGTTTGACGCGCCCCTATACATTGATGAGGATGGGTACATTTATCGCCATGAGACGGGCTATACGCACGCAGGCGTGAAGCCGTTTATTGAGTCGGGGCCAATTAACCTTGGCGAAGGCGACAACGTGGTGAAGGTGTCCGAGTTTATTCCTGAAGAGGATACCATTGGGGAGATGGCCATTAGCTTTAAGGCTAAGTTCTACCCTAACGATGTGGAGCGCGTGTACGGCCCTTACGACCCATCAAACCCGACAAACGTACGGTTTACGGGTAGGCAGTTTAAGGTGCTTATTGAGGGCGATGACACGGTTAACTGGCGCTTTGGCGATGTTCGCCTCAGAGTTGAGAACGGCGGTCGTCGATGAGTCGAGAGCTTCCCCCTCCATACTCAGGCGATACACCTATCTGGGCGGAAGACCTGAACGACTACCTTGGTCGGGCTAGATCGACATTGGGGTATTTGAATGATGATGACCGGGCGACAACTGACGGCATTATTCTATGGAACTCGGCAGGCTACCCGGTTGTATCTAAGAACGGTGAGTTTCGGCAGATTGTTCTTGCTGACGGTGAGGGCACGTTATCAATAAACTCCGATGTCACATTCGCTGCGGCTGGCACTGGATATCCTTTAACGTATACCGCTGGGCCTGACGTTAGCGGCATTAATCTGAATGGAAGCCAGATTGAGTTTGTTGAGGCTGGGCATTACCTACTGTCATTTACGGCGCAGATATATTCAACATCATCTGCGACCGTTGATTTTGTGTTTTGGGCCAAGATAAACGGCTCAAACACTCCCAATTCGACTATTCACTCAACCTTGCATCAGAATGCGTCAGCATTGGTTATAGGCAGGACTATAAGCTTGACGGTAGAGGCTGGTGACTATCTTCAGGCGTTTGGGGCGGCTAGCAGTACAAGCGGTCAATTAAAGGCGTTTGCAGCGAACACCATTTCGACTGAGCCAGCCGCTCCAGCATCAACCCTTTCAATAACTAGACTGCATCAGTGATATAATGGGACTTGATGAAGAGTTAGAGCGATGCCGCGAATGGATAGAGGCGGCACTTGAGTATAGCGGGGGAACCCATGACTTTGAGGATGTTGTTAATCAGGTTAAGCAGGGGATACTTCAGTTCTGGCCAGCGCCAGACGCCTGCGCGATTACCGAGATACTCACATACCCAAAGAAGAAGGTTCTGCACATCTTTCTCGCTGGTGGAAACATGGAAACGATTGTGGCCATGAATGAATCAGCGGAACGATTTGCAA